TCTGTCCACGGCGGTTAGTGTTAGTCCGAGACCCTTTAGTTTGTGACATAACCAACTCAGACTTACGTGCTTTACGAGTAGGCAACTTAGTCACCTTAACTTGACCACGAGTCTCTGCAATCAACAGATCGAGAGTGTTACCCTTTGCAGCAAGATCAGAGATGTTGAAGGTCATTGAGGTGTGTTCCTTTGACTCTTATAAGATACACGATTCTGAGGGTCTGTGGTGATACCCTGTGCATCATGTTCAAGTGTCCATAATAACGTCTTTAATACTTAATCCATGGTATACTCACTAACTCTCACTGGAGTTAGCTACACTTAAGACCCCTTAGCGTTCTCTAAGCTTTCCCTCCTCATAAACCCTTACAGAGTTATTATAAACTCTCAGAGTGTTTGTGTCAAGTTCCCCTACGATTGTCTCAGAAAAATGTGTGTGAGACTCAGAGGATTTGTGACGGGGGTGTGTTGCCATTTCGGAGAGTTTGTGATAGCGTGCGCGCTAAGATCACAAGACCTGAGCACATTTAGAGACACATAATTCGCTACACATAACAAAAGAGATAATTCACGCTGCTACATTTTTTAATACATTTTTAATTGATTCAATAATAGTAACTCCTGGGTATCTTCAGAGGTATTTGTGAGACACTCAGGAGTAACTTAAGGGTCATAAGTCTCTATTTCATACCCTACACTTTCATCATCATAACTATCAGAATCCTCCTCTTGTTCCTTCAGTTCGTTGATAAAATACTCGTTCATAATCACTTCCCTTTCTTCTTACCTTTAGTGTTAATTTCACCGAGGTTCTCTACATAAACCTCTTTAACTTGTTCCTTACCTTCTAACTCTAAAAGTTCCTTCCAATTCCATTGACTTGGTGTTACGCAATTACTTACATCAACTGTGAAATCTAGTGTAACTCTGTATCTGGTGACCTTCGATTGTGGGTTGATTGTTTGCATTTGAAAGAGAAGAATTAACCTTTAGTATTTTATACTAATTTGGTTTTATATGCAACAGGTTCTTTATACTTAGTAGTGAGTAGATCAATGAACTCATATTGTTCAAACTTGACGATCTCTCTATAAAGTTTGTCCTGTTCAGTTGCTGTTAGTTTATCCATGAAATTGTCGTGTTTAGTCATCACTCACTTTCTCCCACTTTGCTACATGTACGTCTTTGATCTTTGATTCATTTTCTTTGACAAATCGTTCCATGTCACGTTTACTATGAAAGAACCTTTGATCATACAAATTCAGATTCATTTTTGGTGCAGGTTTTAATCGAACCAAATAAACAGCAGGATAACCCATCACAATCCCTCCATCAATCCTTCAAGAGTTTCATCACCATAATAGTCCAATACTTCTTCTTTAATATCATCTTCATCCCAATCTTTCAGATTCTTTTCAATACTTTCAACTGCAAAAGTGATCAGACTATCCATATCCATACCTTCAACAATCATCTCCGCATAATTGAGTTTCAGTTGGTCAAGTTGTGACGCAGTGAGTTTAGAATCAGTCATCGGATTGGTGTGGTCGAAAGTAGAAACAAAAGACATTTAATCTAAGAGAGACTTAACTAAAAGTGTACCGAGGTAAATGGTGATAAAGATCGTGAATGTGCTCATCTGTTGTTGTTATTGAACTAATGGTGATTCGTCCAGTTCTTGTTGATACTGAACTAATTGTTCTTCCGTAACTTCATCAAAGATACGATTAACAACCACAGGATCTTCTACGACATTATCATAATCGAACTCACCATTTTCATCCTTCAAATGACAATCTTCTTTCGTATAAATCCACGCGGCACAATGTGCATTTTCACCCTGTTGTTCGATCAGTTTGTTGACTCGATCTTGCAGTTGTTTGAGAGTGTAGTTCATTTGTTGAGAGGAAGAATTTCGTATGAAGTAAAATCAGGATACTCTTTTTCGACCCACTTACATAACTTATCGTTCTGTGATTTACGACCTTTCGATGTCTTTGGTTTCGTAGGCATCGTCTTGTAAAATGTAATCACGTTTTCATCTTCCGTGGTTACATTGATCACATAAGTTGCGGTTGTTGTTTGCATCAATAGTGCGACTCCGAAGTGTCAAGTTTGTCGGAATACTTTGCGATTCCGTTGTAACATTTTACCCGAACTTCTTCTGAATAATCATCCTCAGGATTGAAACCATGATCATCCAGAAAAATAAATGCGTACTTAATTCTTTCCTCTGGTTGTGACAAAATGCGGTTCAATTCTTCTTTCTGTTTTCTCACTTTTGCATTGTGTGCAAACATTTCACGATCTGCGAAGTTTGTTGTGTAGTAAGGGTGCATAATCAGTTACCTTCGGTGAGACGGAAAATTGCAGAGATCTTATCTTGAACTCGGTTGTAAATCACCTCCTCGTAACTATCATCACCATCGAAGTGATCTTGATACTCAGACAACGCACAATCGATCACATTCCATTCTTCATCAGTGAACAAACCGCGATAGATTGTTGCGGACATTTCTTGTGAAGTCATTTGTTTGAGGTTTGAGTGGTGTTCCTTTGACTTTTATAGAATCCCATATTTTCAGGGATTCTGCAATAGGGGTTTGGGACAGTTCACGGATTGGTTTTCTGGTGGTTTAATTGTTTTACCAACCTCGATCAATGTGAACGCGGTCGCTAACATTGAAACCACCACAATCAACAGAACTTCAGGTTTAATCATCCGAGACGCATTGAGGAAAAGAAAGGAACAACGGTCAAACCTTGACGGGTGTCCATTTGAACAAACCAATCAAAGTTCTTCTGGAAAACTTTATCACCATCGCAACCATTTCCCTCCAGGATAGCATTGAGACGGGATTTTGTGGTGTTAGTCTGCCAACCACCATCAAAGAGTCGGATGAAACCTTCACCAATCTCTGCAATTTTGTTCCCGTGAAGTCGAACAATAGAGATCTGATCTTCTTCGTTAAAGTGAACAGAAGTGTTACCAGAAGACCAATTCTCGCTGTTAGCGATTGCGGTGTTCATTTGTTGTTCGATCTTACGCATGGTTGGTTGTGTTCCTTTGACTCTTCTAAGATACATGACCCCAGGGGTTCAGGTAGTTCGTGGTGATACAAAACCACCAAACCACCTGGGGAACCGTCCACTAGTCATAATTAACATTTACGTCACACAATCCTTCTAAATCGATCTTACCATCAACCGCAAATTCATCCAGGAGATAATCAACAGTCAATTCAAGTTGTGATGCAATCTTCTCAAGAAC